ACTCCAAGCAGCAGCTTATGCACTTGCCGACACCATTGCTGATAAGGCAGATAGGGCTGGAATTAAACGCGATATAAGGAAAACCATTGCGGAACTCAAGTCTGCTACCAGCGAAGAAATAAGGCTACGTAAAATAGCTGATAACGAACGGATAGCAAAGCAGCAGAACCAGGTGGTGCAAATGCCTGGAATTGAATCACTTCGGGAACCAGGAAAGCCATTGTCGCATTCATATGCATATGTAAAGGCATGGCGTGCATCAAAGGGTTTAGTTGTCAAGACATCGGGTGTTGCATTAACTGAAAAACAAATCAAACGGAAACGCAATAAGCTGAATGCCATTAACGAAGAACTCAACCGGCTACGCGGTGCTGGATCTGCCCAATATACCAAATTGAATAAAGAGAAGAAAGCACTAATAGCTGAATTGGAGATATACCAATGACGTACGGACATTGGATATGCAAATTCGCCTTTGATCCAGAGCTATATTGCGGCTTCATATATGAAATCACCAATAAGACCAATGGCAAGAAATATATTGGACGGAAGAACTTGACAAGTACCAGGCGGAAACAAGTCAAATGTAAAGGCGACATAACCAAAAAGAAAACGGTGCGGGTTACGAAACCATCTGATTGGGAGACATATACATCCAGCTCAGCTCAATTGAATGCCGACATCAATGCCATCGGGAAGGCGAACTTCCGCTTTGAGATATTAGCTGCATATAAGACCAAAGCTGAATTATCCTATGGTGAAACCCATGCGATAATAACAAGTGGTGCGTTAATTAAGTACTTACCAGATGGAACCGCTGCATATTATAATGGTATCTGTCCCAGTTGCAGACGCGTTCCCAACAATAAATAACCATGTAAAGATGGTGGGGGTTCCGTTTAATGTGGTTTGTGAAGTATCCCACCTAACTGATTGATTATATGCACAAACATAATATTACAGGAATAACTGAGCTCACCAAACCACTTACGGAAACTGAGCTGCTTTACATCAACACCCTCCATGAGTTATACAATTCCGTCCTTGCAACTAAAATAGACGAATCCGCAACCGCCCTCAAACGATTCAATTATATGGGGTTATACGATATCGGGTTGAGGGATAAGGAGCACAAGGTCATTGCCAAGCTCATCCCATTCCTCAAAGATATTCGCGTCCGTCATCTGATTGTGGCACATGGCTACATTATCGCCCGGTTCTAAAGTATACTACCGTCATCCCCGTTGCGCCTGTGTTGGTGGGGGTTTTACGGAGAATATGGGGGTGATTACAGATATAATCAACGCCCCATCAGGTCTATTCTATAAGATCAGTACCGATTATGCCGGCACATATGTTGTCGCTGAAGCAAACATTATTCGCCTTATCGCCTGAGGGACGTATATAAGCAAAACCCGCAACTGGTGCGGGTATAAGTAAATGCTTATATGGGAAAATCGTATTATATAAAAGCTCTATACTTGCCTATAATTGGTGAACATTGCGGCACATTCCCGAACAGCGACATCAACGCAAGTATTGTATGGTAAATGCGACCGGGATGCTAATTCAGCCGCAATATACGGAACATCCTCCGCCAACACCTTATAGACAATTGTCATGTCTTTGTGGGCGTTAAACTCTCTTTGCATGTGGGCCACCGTACGGCTACAGAGGAATTGTAGATCAGTCATCATTATCCTATAAACAACGTATCCGGCGTGTTATCTGACGGCACCCAGTCAAAAGACATCACTGGGATTTTCATTGGACCGGTAACGCTTTTGACATATTGGAGCACATCACGCGCCCGCTTGGCTTTTTTCCACGTGGTAGACGTCATCCAAGTAACGTAAAGAGTTGCAGAGCTCTTGTCGACAATAAAGCGACGTTCAGGACCGTTATTCATTATGCGTACTCCCCTTCAACATTATATGCGGCCGCAACAGCAAACGCTTGTTCGCGGGTCTTGTAAAATGAACCCCTAAATCTCTCTTTTCCGACCACGAAGATTATGGGTAACCAACCGTAGTTCGGCACATAACGGACTGTGATGTCATAATATTCCATAGTTATCTCTACAGGCTAAACTCAACAATAACTTCGAAGTTCCCCATGAAGTATTCAACATCATCTTCATCTGGATCAAAGCATTCGATGAATTCATTCCGAACAACATTCTCATAGTCATCGTCACTAGTGAAGTAAACAACGAAGGTACGCCCCATATCCTCACCAACAACTTGGACGGTGTAACCTTCCTTCATCCGTTCGATGATATCCAGCATTCGGCTAGCACACAATTCGGTACGCGGATCCATTTTGATGCTCCTATTAGGCAGATTGGCGATTATCATAATCAGCAACAAAACCGGTACCGATCAGGGCAAATTCGAACAGCTCAACGTTGATAGCTTTCTTTTCAACCAGCATTGCAACAATATTGAAGTGTTCTGCATATTGACGGCCCTTCGGCAGCTTGGTGAAGAACGCCATTGCTGACATCGCTTCGGCAACACTATTACGCGGCTTGCAGTTAGCAGCCAAATCAGTGGCCATCGTCATCACCGTATTCAGGGCGATTTCAATATTGCGTTGAATGGTGGCATGTTGTTTTGCAGTGATCTTAGTCATTTTGTTTCTCCAGTAGTGTTGTCAGTTGATGTAGACCATTGTACCCCATAAACCATAAATAGTCAACAGGGCACAATGATTTTATTCGAACACGCCGTTGAGGAAGTCACCGGTCGTTTGAGCCATTTGGATGTAGAGCTGTTCGGCTTCATTGGCTTCGACCAGTTCAGCGGTGGCACTCATCACATCCTTGAGCGTACCAGTCACAACCCAATTGGACCGGCTATCTTCAGGTGACACATTGCGAACTTCAAGAGTAGCGTGGGTAGCAAGGATGGTGGCAATACGGCGGGTTTGATACTTGGCACCAGCGATCATCAGTTTCGTAGCAGACATTTCATTTCTCCGGTTGTTTTCAGACAGTGAGGCCATTGTATCATAAATACGCAATAAGGTCAACAGGGGCCCCCAATTATTTTACACTCACCCCATCAACATAAATATAATCGCACAATTAGGAGGTTACAATCATGGCAACAGGTGGTCGTCCACTCAAAGACATCAGTGAGGAAGAGGTCCTCAAACTTGCATCATTCGGTGCAACATACGAAGAGATGGCACACTTCTTCCAATGCGACAAGCAAACACTCCAGAACCGTTTCCTTGATGCCATCCATGCCGGTCATGCAGAGGCTAAAATGTCTCTCCGTCGTAAGCGTATGGCAATTGCAATGAACGATGATCACAAACAACAAGCATCGATGCTGATGTTCCTATCAAAGGTATGGTTGGGTGAGAAAGAGTACTCATATGTTATTGGCTCAAAAGAGGAAGGTGCTGCACCAATCCAGATCGAATTCATTACAACCAATAAATGAAGATTCAGTTAATCGATAAAGTTAAGCCGCTATTCGCACCATTCCGTTATAAGGTACTGTATGGCGGGCGGGGTGGTCTTAAATCGTGGAGTATCGCTCAAGTACTAATACTGCAATCAATGCAGAAACCGATTCGTATATTGTGTACGCGTGAGTTTCAGAATAGTATCAAAGAGTCTGTATTCAAATTGTTGGAGGACCAGATCGATAAGTTGGGCCTCACCAAATACTTCAAGATTACCAATAATGAGATAACCAATACAGTTGGTAGTCAGTTCATCTTTACCGGCCTCCATAATAATGTCACCAAGATTAAGTCGATGGAAGGCATTGATATTGTATGGTGTGAAGAAGCAGAGACGATCAGCGAATACAGCTGGTCTATTCTAATTCCAACGATTCGTAAACCGGGTAGTGAGATATGGATTTCATTCAATCCACTTAATGAAGACGATCCAACATATAATCGATTCGTGTCTAATACACCACCTAACACATTCGTCAAGAAATTATCGTGGCGTGATAACCCATGGTTGAGTCAAGAGGTATTAGACGAAAAAGATTATCTAATGAAGAATGATTACGACTCTTACCTATGGGTTTGGGAAGGTGAGTTCCTCAAACGGTCCAAATCACAAATCTTCTGGGATAAGTGTAAGATTGCACCGGTTGAAGTTAAGTCTGATTGGGACGGCCCGTATTATGGTCTTGACTGGGGCTTCAGTTCAGACCCACTCCGAATGGTTAAGTGTTACATATACGAAAAGAAATTATACATTAAGAGTGAGGTTGATGGTGTCGGGATTGATATTCCACAAATACCATCGCTACTAAAACAAAACGATTCACGATGCGACTTATATCCAATGCGCGCTGACAGTTCCCGTCCTGAGCTTGTTTCATATATGCGCCAGAACGGTTTCGATAAGATTCGGTCATGTAAGAAAGGTCCAGGCAGCATTGAGGCCGGCATTACATTCATCAGATCATTCGAAGAGATCATCATCGATCCGTCATGTGCTGCCACTTGTGAGGAAGCCAAACTGTATAAATATAAGGTAGACAAGCTGACCGGTGAGGTACTGCCGGATCCAATAGACAAGTTCAATCATAGTTGGGATGCCGTTCGGTATGCGCTAGAACCGCTGATGCCGCACAAGCGCCCTGGCACGATAACCGTCACATGAATCAAGTAAATACTATTCAAGATTCTAAAGAGAGAAAACATGGAATACACTAGTGATGCAATCGCTGCCGGACTAACGGCTGAACAATGGGTCGAATTGCTGAAAGGCGACCAAGCCAAATTCGCCAAGAAGGCGTTAAATTATTTCGACGGTGCCCAAGAAGGTGAGGTCGAAAAGCTGCTATCCGACCCATACAAAGGCCGCCGCAATTGGAAGACGCGTGGTATTATCCCGCGTTACCGCAACATTACACGGATGATCGTCGAAAAGAGTGCCCAACTGTTTATCGATGAAGCCCCAACGTTTGAGGTATATCCGAATGATTCAGATATTATCGACGAAGGAGAAACGAAATACTTTTCTGATGAGATGTATAAGACAGAGTGGTATGAGTTCTTCATCAACGTTGATGCCGTCGTTCGTCTTCTGAAGACAGCTATCGTACTCCAACAATATAATGATATCGATAAGCGGATTGAGCTAGAACTACTCCACCGCGGTAATTGTGCCGTTATCACCAATCCCGTTAACCGGTCCATTCAAGCTCTTATCTATATTACCAGTGAATATAGTGGAGTGAATACATATCGCATTATTACCGAAACAGAATATATCGACCTGACTGAAATCGTTGCCGACGGTAAATCCACACTATCAGTGGGTCAAGCAATCCCCAATCCATTTGGAATTGTTCCTGCAACAATCTTTTATGACACTACGTTACCACGTTCAGGTATTTGGCAAGAGGCACCGCGCGATCTAGTATCAGTTAATGAATTGGTTAATCTCCACATTACTGATTCTGAATATGCGATAACATGGGCTAAACTACCAACACTGTTTACAATCGATTGCGACGTTATTGGTGGTTCCGCAACAATGGAGATTGCCGAAGTATCGGGCAGTCGTCTCCCGCGTCAGGTGCCAGCAGATAATACAGCTACCGGTGGTCCTTCCCGTTCAATTGCACTGATGAGCAATGGTCAAGGCACACCATCCGTACAATATCTACGCCCCGATGTTAATCTTGAGCCGCTTGATAAGGTTGTTGATGGCTGGATTAAATCTTTTGCAAGTGATTGGTCTGTCCGGATTAAGACAGCTGGTGAAGGCCAGGCTACATCAGGCTTCCAACTTATGGTCGAAGAGATTCCTAATCTTGAATTGCGTAAACAACGTCAGCGTATGTTCGAAAATGCATTCAAACGTTTCTATAAGACATTCAAGGTCATTATGAGTACCGCAACCGGTGCTACATTTGCCGAAGATAATATCCTGGTTGTTGAATTCGGTGACCCATCGCTACCTACCGATTCTAAACAACAAGAAGAAGTTTGGGATGCAAGGATCGCTGGTAATCGTGCTTCGATTATCGATTATCTAATGGAAACGCAGGGTATGACACAGACTGAAGCAGAAGTTAAGATGGCTGAGATCGCTGCATATAATGCTGGTGATAATACTCAGACCATTACTGACCCTGCTGAGGAT